GCGGCTATTCACAACTGGAGGAGCGTGGATACAACCTGACTGTTGGCCGTGGATAAACAGCCGTCTCGGGGGGGCGACAACCCAGCTTCGTGACACAGGGGGCAACTACCCTCTCCTACCCGTGGTACTAACAGACACAAGTGGAGTGTATGGGGAACTGGACGGTATCTACTATATCAGCGGATTTAACAACCTTGTGGAGAACACCCTGGTTGTTGGTGGTAAAACCCATGTAGTTATTCGTGACGTTTGGCGTACGGGGTTTACTGACTATTACGCAATGAGACTAGACTAAATGCCATATTACACCGGAACAGCAACTAGCTACGCGAACCTGGCGTCAACATTGACTGCGGCCCTCACTAGCCACGGGTGGCTAAGCTCTGATGGCATTTTGTCTAAGGGTGACCTGTTTGTGAAGATAACGACCAGCGAGTCTTTTGTCTCTATCTATTCTCCAGAAGGCATAGCTGTCCAAGGCGGGACAGGGAAGACTGGCAGCACCCTCACTGGCGCATCCTTGGTAAGGCCCCGGTTTGGCAGACCAAGGAGCTCTGTGGCTGCTATGTCATGGCCTCTGGAGTACTTTATCCACATATTCACAAACCCAGATGAGGTGTACCTGATAGCCAGGTATAACGTAAACCTATTTACGTTTGTGTCCTTTGGGAAAAGCACAGTTCCCAACATTGGTGGAACGGGCTTGTGGGTAACTGGGTCCAATAACTGGATGGAACACAGTCAGTACTCAATCCCCTACACGCTTACACCAACGTTAGGCGGGGTGGATTACTCCTACTCCTATCACTACCCAGCGGCCCCGGGAGCGCCTTTTTGGGAGTCTGTGTGGAGCTCCTACAACGACGACAGGCATGCCGACTATAGGTCAGCAACACTGCACGCCAATTTGATGGCGTACCCCATAGAGTGGATGGGGTATGAGACTACTGCGAGTGAGGGCACCCCCATCAACGCTGTTCTTTATGCTGCCCCTCTGATAAGTAGACTTCCATCAGCCTGGAATGCAGAGGCGACACTAGTGCCAATCCAGGTTTACGCCACCGTAGCCAGCGCTAAGTGCTCCCTGGTTGTGGACGTAGCCCATGCTAGGTATACGCGAATAGACAACTACGAGCCTGGGCAGGTGATCACACTCGGCCCTGACAAATGGAAAATCTACCCGTTTGTTAGTAAGAACACTAGTAACAGAGACTGTGCCAGCTTAAACAGTTCGTCTACGCCTCAGTCTGGCACCCTGGGGTGGGCAATCAGGTACGACGGGGTTTAATTATGCCAGAAATACAGAGCATCGAGACTACACGCATACTGGGGGGAGTGGTCAATGAGTACCTAGGAGACCACTTTCACCAGTATGTGGACGAGTTTGATACGCTTGATGCCTGGCTGGTAGGGCCCACCAGCGTATCACCATACGTAAACAATGCCCCAGTATCTGCGGCCCCCCGGACTATCCTGGGGAGTATACTGAAGAGCTATCTAAGTGATTACTACGACCGTGTTCACATCCGCCCGAGCTATATAGACCTCGGGAATATGCTGTCTACGCAAACAAGGGAGGTAGAGGTTTGGTCTGCGTTCTTCACACCCTCTACGCTCTTGTCCACCGCGGCTGAGGACCTTGACAATGTTGATGTCACCCCATCTATTATACCTCCGGTGTTCTTTGCCCCCCTGCAGGCCAGAACATACAGTGTAAGTGTGGGAATTTCAGGGTCTCCGACTATATCTGGCTCGTATAGCTTTACATTCAACCTAGGCACAGCGAGCCTAGCCATTGACGGCCGCAGAGTGTTGGTTTGGCCCTTTATGCCGCAGACCACGCACAGAGAGGCACTTGAGTGGAAAACAGACGTTATTCAGAGCTTCAGTAGCGAGCAGAGGATAGCACTCAGGGCAGAGCCCAGGCAGTCGTTTAATTACACCTACATGCTTACGCCACACGAGTTCAGCATGGCAAAGGCCCTGTCTACCCAGTGGGCCCACCGTGTTTATGGCATCCCCGTTTGGTCGGAGCTCTCCCATGTTGGCCCTATCCCTATGGGAACAACCTCGATCTCTGTAGACACTACGGCAGCGGACTACAGGTCAAATGATGTCATCATAGTGTGGCAGGACAGTGAGAACGAACTTGCTGTCGAGACAACCTCAGTGCAGGCCGGGAGTATCTCACTAAAGCTCCCGCTTCCACGAAGCTTTACAAACGCTTATGTTGCACCTCTTAGGTTTGCAAGAACTTACAGTGGTGTTGACTACACGCGAGCTGGCGGCGAGGTGGTCGTCTCTAAAGCTACGTTCTCTGTAACCCAGAACACACAGCTAAGCGCAGCCGCTGGGTACCCAACCTACCGTGGAAAGGAGGTTGTAACAGACAGGACAGTGCTGGTAGGTGACATCACTGAGAGAATACTTAGGCCAGTAGACGTGTTTGACAACGAGTCTGGCGTTGTAGAGGTTGATACCCAAGATAATTGGGTTAGGCATCACCAGGTGCTTACGATCAGCACTAAGAGTAGGACTGACAGGTGGAAGGCTAGGCGGTGGCTGCATAGCTTGCAAGGCAAACAGAATACTTTCTGGCTGGTTTCCTGGAACAAGGACTTAGATGTTCTGGTCCCGCTTACCCCGGAAACGTCTGGACTGGTTATAAGAGCTATCAACTACCCAGTTCTTTACGGAGTTAAAGATATTATGATAAGGCTCAAGAGCGGCACTACCTTGTTTAGGCGCGTGCTTAGCGCCGTAGCTAACAATGATGGTACGGAGACGCTGGCCTTAGACGCTAACCTTGGTGTGAGCTCCAGCGTCAATGACATTGACATTGTCTGCTTTATGTCCCATGTCCGCCTCGATTCAGACTCCGTGGAGCTAAGCCACGAGTATAATGGCCAGGTCTCAGCTAACATCGCTGTCATTGAGGTGCCAGTATGACCTACGCAGCTTACGAAGCGTCCGCCGCAGGCGGGGCCCCGCTGGAGCTTTACGCGTTCACCCAGGGAGCTAAGAGCTGGTACTACTCCTCTGGTACCCAGGAGTTCTCGAATCTTGGGAGACTTTTCGTACCCTATCCAATAAAGCGCGACCGCATAAAGCAGGGAGGGGATGCGCTTAAGGAGACGTTGACACTGACATTCCCCCGGGGAAACGAGTTCGCATCACAGTTTCTTGGGCTTGCTCCTGACGCTGTGACTACAGTGAGCGTCTACCGCATGCACTGGACTGACCCCGACAAGCAACTTATCCAGTACTGGAAAGGCAGGGTTGCGGGGGCCAAAGCAGACGGGAACACAATACAGATTGAATGTGAGTCTGTGTTCACCTCTATAAAGCGTCCAGGCCTTCGCGCCAGGTTTGAGCTTAGCTGCCGGCACACTCTATACGCTCGTGGTTGTGGCCTTAACCAGGAATCATACGTTTTTTCTGGCCCACTAATCTCTATTTCTGGTGGCGTGGTGCTCAGAGTTCAGGGGTCTGGCGTATTCCCCGGTGGATATTTTACTGGCGGGATGGTGGTAGCACCAGACGCTAGCAGTAGGTTCATCGTGGCGCACACCTCCGATCAGGTCACTGTTTCAAGGCCGTTTAATACACTTGCGGGTAATGCTGAGTTGCGGTTGTATCCTGGGTGCGACCACCTGAGGACAACTTGTAATACCAAGTTCAACAACCTGGATAATTTTGGCGGGTTCCCGTGGATTCCAATCAAAAACCCGTTTACCATGAGCTCTATTGTGTGAGGTAGTTTATGTGGTGGTATGTTGCTCTATGGGTTGCATCTTTCGTTGTCAGCTATGTGCTAATGCCAAAGCCGCAAAATGCAAAGCCGCCCGGGCTGGACGAGATCAAGGCACCTACCGCAGAAGTCGGAAGAGAGATCCCTGTCCTGTTCGGAAGAAGAAAGCTTGAGGGGCCTAACGTTGTCTGGTACGGCGACATTAAGCTTGAGGCCATCAGGAAGAAAGGGGGCAAGAAGTGAACAATATTGTTGTCAGAATTGAGCACTGCCGTAAGTTGCTCTACTGCAGCCGAGGCATCCGGGACCTCCTTGGCAGGTACGGGTTCGACTACTCCGATTTTCTGGCAAACGGCGTAGATGCTCAAGCTTTGCTAGAGGCATCTAACTACGACGCTATGGTCGTAGACGTTGTGGAGGTGGCACGTGGGGAAGAGTAAGAAAGTTACCGTGGGGTACAGGTACTATGTCGGTATGCACATGGTACTTTGTCACGGGCCCGTGGATGCTGTGAC